GAACCTGCGTCTTACCCATAACCTTCGCTCTTTGTTCGCCTACAGTCAAAATCTGAATCTTTCTGGCAAAAGGCTTTTTTATTTTCTTGACTTTCGCAACAGTGGCTCGAGCGTCAGCCGGAGTTGCAAACTTTATACTTACTGTATCTCTTGGATTCTCATCCGTATATAATCTTCTATCACTTCCCTTTGGCTTTTTTCCTGTTCCTACTTTTGGATCTCTTTTTCTTTTCGACATTTTTTATCTTGCCCTTGTTTTTGGTTGCATAAAAAACTTTTTGTCCTGTCTTTGATCCATACTGCTCTTTCATAGCAGCCATAATTTTTTTACCTTTTTTATTGAGGGGCATTACCTCTTCCCTTTTTTCTTCTTTGCAGCACAGTGTGCTCTTTCACTAAAACCTCTGGGTCGTTTACAATTTATTGAACGCTTTCGTTTTGAACTCCACTTTTTCTTTTGTGGCGGATTGGATATCTGTTTGCTCATTGAGCCTCGCGAGATTGCCATCGTATGTCCTTCCCGTAAACTCTTCCCACATGGGTCTAATCATAGCATGAAGCTCATCAATCTTCTCATTGTTAGCGTCAATCTTCAAAGCCATTATCGCTACATTTTTATCCACCTCAATTAAAGTGGACGATATCCAAGTCAGACCAGCAACGCATGCGCCAACAAACGCAACGAAGACTGTTCCTGCCACAAACTGAGCATTTAACATTTCCATCTCCGTCTTGCTTGTCTAAGTCTGCTATTAGGATTCTTAGCAGCTTTTGGAAACTTTTTCATTTGTCCGGCGCTTCTAGCGCAGAAAGACTTACGTCTTTTCGCGGCTTTACTACCAGGCTTAACTTTACCAGTGACTGCTGTTTTTAACTTAGATCCCGGATTAGCTCTACGATAAGCCTTAACACCAGCCTCAGTCATTCCCGCCCCAGCTTTAGTGGGACGGAAATTCTTTTTGTTGCGCGGGGGCATCTTTGCGCGTTTACGAGCCATTATTAGTAACTCTTTCCAACCTGCATAATAATGGTGTATGTGTCAGCAGAAGAATGTCCCACAGTTGTGAACATAATGTCTCCTGTTACACCAGAACTTGCAGGATTGGTTAGCCCTCCAAAAGGTGTGTAATCATGGAATCCACTTTGATTCTCTCCAAGCTCAATACAGAAATCATCTGTGCTGGCATCAAATAGAATCTTTACTTTCATCCCGTTACACTGCCACCAAATCTTCTCGATCGTGGCTCTTGTACATGTGCTGCCGTCTATGTTCGCAGACAACGCAGACACGTCAACCTTCTTAACAGCACTCTCACCGCTACCATCTGAGACGTTGGTAAACTTTAAGACTGCTGTTTTTGGGTTATCAACAAGTGTTTGTGATGTTACAGCGTCTGCCATTACAGCCTCCTTAGAATACTGAGTATTCTAGTTCAACGGTAAACCTTCCGGCAGTCACATCAGCATTCACAGTGGTTGTTGCAGCAGCATAAAGATGAGTGCTGGCAATAGCCGCAGTTATGTTAGGAACGAAGATGTGGTAGTTTCCGGCTGTGTCATTGAAGTTGATATCAATCTCTGTAATTGATTGAGTTGCGCTCAACTGCTCGTTGAAAGACGTGACTCCGGCACCAACAATCTCTGTGCCTGAAGAAACCGCTGCATTAGTAGCTGTGCCACTGGTTGCACTCAACTGCAAGTTTCCAGCTAAAGTCTGACCTGCTGCCGTCGTGATTCCTATCAAAGCTCTGTGAATAAAAAACTTTGTGGGAGTTACAAGGCCATCAGGTGCATCTGTGTTCAACGTGCCTAGTTCTACAAGAACATCACCATCAGCGTATGCTGTGCTGGCTGCATCTGTTCCAGCCAAAGAACCTGCGAATGACTGAATCTTGCGTGTTCCCATTGAAACAAGCTGACCAGTAGCGTTTACAGAGAAACCTGTCTGAGTAATGGCACCAGAAGTTCCATCTTCATTAATTACTTGAAATCCGTTTTTAGACCGGACGGCACCGGAAAAGGTAGTAGTAGCCATGTACGTCTCCTGTCTTGGCTAGTGTCAGACTCCCAATGAGTCTGTCAGGATAAACACAGCATACACCAAAAGGAGAGAGGCTGCAATTACAACAGCCTCTCCGAGTTTAGGGAGGTATCTCTATGCGTAAGAGATTATTTACGGTAACAGAAAAAAGGGCGACTGAACAGCCGCCCCTTCATCCTAGCTCTTAACTAGGCTTTATGCACCTGGTGAACCAAACACACAACGTGGGTCAGAGAAGCCGAAGCTATAACGCTCACGAGCTTTATAACGCATGTTGCCAGTGTCGAAGTCTGGGTCCATAGCAGTTGCCAATGCCAAACGCTCGAAGTGCTTAAAGCCATTCGGTGTATCAGTCTTAATGAAGAATGCGTCTGTGTCGGTCAAGTAGTCGTTAACTACATAACCTTCAGGAAGCATACCCATTGACTTGATAGCGTTGACATCGTTATCTGCTGTTCCAACCCGTAGGTTCGATACGAGCAGACGCTCTGCAACAAATTGCAATTGACGTGGGACAATCAGCTTCATTCCACGAAGAGCAATGATCAAGCCGCGCTCATCAACAAATCCAGCGATGCTGATCAATGCGTCTTCCAAAGAAGTCTCATTGAGATCAGCAGCAGTGCTTGGCTCGTTGTTGAATGTGCCACCTGATGTCAATGGATGTGATGCATCGCAAAGAGCAACACCGTCACCACCAGCAGAAGCGCCAGCAGTAAACGCATTGTTCAGGATAGCAGCAGCTTTAACCTGCTTTGTGTGTGCCATAGAACGTGCGAGTGCACGAGTATAGCGTGAAGCCAGACGATCATACAGGTTGTCTTCAACAGCTTCTTCAGTGATTGAGAAAGCCATTGCCACTGTCTCGTGGTTGTAACGAGCAGTGAAAGATTCGTTCGCATCGTCAAATGCTACACCTGCACCTTCCTGTTTAACAGGAGCAGCGCCGAATCCTGACAACATCACCTCTTCTTCAAACGCCCGATCAGATGCCTCGGTGTCGAAGATCTCAGCGTGTTGACCCTCATAACGTCCATATTCCATACCAAAGAGAGCGTTTAGACCCGGCTCTAATTCTTTGGCGAGTTGTGCGCGAGAAATAGCCATATCTACACTCCCTTATGAAATAGCCGCTTCAGAATCAGACTGAAGCAGAGCGTGATTGTTAAGCATCACAATCATAGGAATACCAGCAGCAGTGAAGTCTTCGTTCTCAGGATCATCATGAATGCCCACAATCTTCAGAGGAAGAGAGGCATTAGAAGAATCCAGAGTCGCAACATCAAGCTTTGCACTAGAAATACCTGTGGTTGTGCTACCGCTTGCACCGCTATCGAACTGAGAGTTCTCGAAGATAGCAGCAATCGCAGTTGCGCGATTTGTAAAAGTAGCGTCTGTACAAATAATATAACGCTGAAGCGGGTTGTCATGCACAAATCCGATGATATCGAAGTTTGTGTCTGCACCCGAACCAGGCCATGTATTTGAGAACACTCTTTTACCAGTCACAGATGAAACATATTCACAGCCAGCGAATACACCAACGGGAGCTTGAGTATCTCCGGTAGCAGAACAGATAACGATTTCGCCACCGTTATCAGCTTTAACCATTGATCCTTGGAAGATCGCGCTTGCACCACTGTCTATGAAGTATGCATTAGTGCCCTGAGTAGCTGGAGAGCCACCGGGCATATTAATCGGCTTCAAGCCGAAGGCAACATTAGTGTTTGCCATTGCTTACTCCTTATCAAATGTGGGGGTTAATCCTTTGACTTTCCCCCGAATGATACACGACTTTTCCTATCCGAATGAATAGGCATTGAGGGATGTTGTTCCCTCATCAAGTTTTGATCCACGGCATCCATTTGTGTACGGGTCTGCTCCCGGAAGTATTCAGTTCGCTCTTCAACCGTTTCTTCAGGTATTCTAGCCAGCATCAAACCGCCAACTCCTATAACA